AGACCATTTCTTGATGACATCTGCTGCGTCACCAGACGCCGCAACCGGCTCAGCCTTCTTGCTCTCGCGGATAACCGGGGCTTCTGTATCAGCCTCTTCGACCGGATTAAACGCAGGAGCAGACGCAGCAGGCATGACTACAGCAGAGTCACCCTCATCGGATTGGTACACCGTCAGCTTAACTGCACTCTCAGCAGCCTTCGTTTCCTTCTGACGCTGAACAGTTTCAGCATCGGCTTGAGGAACGACACCAACAGGCGAGAACAGCAGCTTCGGTACAGGCGACTTCGTGTCGAACTGCATCTTGGTCACGACGCGACCTGCCGAGATATTGTTGTTAGCCAGCATCTGAATGTACGGACGGAACGGGAACTTACCGCTCTCTTCCTTACCAAAGCAGGACGTAGCCGGGAGAACCAACTGCATCACATCGCCGCCCGGATCTTGCGGCAGGACAACCGCCGTACGCCACGACAGACGGCAAGCAGTGCCGCTACCACCCTGACCCGAACCCTTCACAGAGTATTGACACTTGTCACAGGCCGAAGCTTGCGGAGTCTTCACCTCTGCATCGGGAACCTTGGAGTCCGACGACCAACAAACCGGAGCGATCTTCTCGCCTTCCTTGTATGCACCCGTGTAGTAGGTACGGCTAGGAGCGTGAGCCATCTTCACAAAGATCACGTTCATGTAGCGATCTTCGATAGCACCGATCTCTTTACCACCGGCCATCTTACGGAACACGCCACCCTTGATGCTGATGCGCTTGGAGGCATTACCACCGCCACCGGCAACTGCACGGGTATCGTCATCGACCCCGCCTTGGATTTGGGCGAGTTCGCTCTTCAAACTTGCAATGATATCGTTACTCATAAATTCCTCACTTACTGGCTTTACGCACTGAAACACCAAACTCACGCATCACGTTCACACCGGGCGGCAGACCGTCTGCCTCGTTCTCTGCCAAGTGTTCTTTGAAGTTGCCCTGATGGATGCGTCTCTCAAGCAACTGCACTGCCTCATTCTCAAGCACGTACTTGTAGAAGTTGTCCCAATCCTGACAGAAGTAACGTTCGTTCAACTTCCGCATGACTGTGCCGTGCTTGGTCTTGATACTGTCTGCGTTAACTGCGTTGCACATATCAAGCATCACTGCTTCTAACTTCGACATATCTTCTTTTAACTTTGCGTCAGAAGCCTCGTATTCACGTAGCAACTTCTCACGCTCCGAGCGTATCAAAATATACGCTTCGACTAACTCATCTGTGTCACCCATTTTCTACTTCCTCTAACTCTTGTTTATACAGATCGACCAACTTTTGATGATGATCGACTTTGCCTTGGAGCATCGCGTAAATCTTTTTCTCAACCTCTGATCCACGCAGATGCACCACTGACATCTTGTTTACTTGACCAACTCTTTCGATACGAGCAATACACTGTAAGTACGTTTCAACTGACATCACCGGCGCCCAAAACACAACCGTGTCAGCAGCAGTTAACGTGACGCCGTGCGATGCTGATTGAGGCTGAATTATTAGGACTCTTGGATCGTTTGCAGTTTGGAATCGACTGATGATGTCGTGCCGATTCTGCGCTGTAACACTCCCGTTGATGACCTCGTTCGTTATGCCTTCTTTCGTAAGGAACTCGCCTACGATTTCGATAGCATGAAGGAACGGAACAAATACTACAACCTTGTTGGTAGTTTCTTCAAGCACTTCTTTGAGCGCGTTGAGACGGGGCGAGATGTCGAACTGCACTACGTCATGCTTGTCCGTATACACCGCACCTGATGATATTTGTAAAAGTTTATTAAGAGCCGCTGCCGCATTGACGGCGGAAACTTGCTCTCCGGCTGCTTCTATCAGCAATTGCTTTTTTAACGCATAGTAGTACTTAGATACCTGCGGGCTAAGCGGAACCTCTCGCGTTTGATAAACAATCTCAGGTAGATCTAGGCACTCTTTCTTTGTGTACCGAATGGCAGGTTGCAATACCCGGTACACCTCATCGGTGGCGACGTTCTTCGGAACCCATTTGAACTTGCTGACCTGTGCCATGACACGGTCACGCCACGCTGTTGAGAACTTTGGAACCCGCTCCGGGCTAACCAACTTAGCTAATCCGAACGCATCGACCGGAGATTGCGCGGCAGGGGTTCCTGTTAGCATCCATAGCCACGTGTCAGACCCGATCAACTTAGCAAGATTCTTCCATCGCTTAGTGTTTGGACTCTTATAAGCGTTGGCTTCATCGACAACAATCAGATCAAACTTAGCGTTCTTAAGTTCGTCTAGCACAACTGCTGTGCCGTCGTAGTTAATGATCGTGAAGTCATACCCTTCATCTATGATCTTCTTACGCTTTGAAGCTGAGCCGTGTGCGACTCCGCACGTGCGGTGCATAGCAGCGTTAAATATGTCAGCTTGCCACGCCGAATACATGATAGACAGGGGACAAATGACTAGGACTTTCTTGATGATGTTCTGTTTCATCAAGTAGTCAGCAGCCCAAATCACTGCCGATGTCTTGCCGGTTCCCGCCTCGTTAAAGCAGAAGGCTCGTTGCCTGAGCGAAAGAAACTCCGCTGTGTCTCGTTGATGGTCGAAGGGTTTGTACAACCCCGGCCAATCGTAGTCCCTCTGCATAGGCGAGGGGATCTTAGGAACACTTGGGTTTGGGAGATACTTGTCTAAGTACTCAGCAAGAGTCTTCATCTCACCGTGATCCCAACAGATCAACAGTTCCTTGCTGTACTTGTTATCTCGGATAATCTCGCTGCGTTCTAGCCGTGATTTGATTTCGGCAGCGAAGTTATTAGAAGCGGTTATCTGCACCGCTGCGTTATCTATGATCTGCATACTGTACCTACTAAATTTAACTGTATTAAAAGCCCGTATCGTGGGCCAGACGGTTGATGCCTAGGGGGAAACTTCGAGGTAGCGAGTCCCTATCATCAACTGGCGCGGTTATTGGGGGGAGAAGTGGGTGGAAAACTCCCCTACAGCACACTCACGCCTTGTGCATTATTTCATAGCTCCGCTAGAAGTTCTACGGAACGAACGATTTTTTGAGGGCGGCTCCAACCGAGTTCCGGTCGAATTACTGCCACCTTTCGATAGTGCTTTCACGTGAGCAACATCTTTGCCCTTTCGACTAATACCTTTTTTGTCATAGGACCGACGCGCACGCTGACGCTCCATCCGGTTTTCGTGTTCACCACGTTCAACCTGTTGCTTGTATTCTTTCTTGTATGGCCGTGCCTTGTTTACGTATGGCATTTAATTGCTCCTCTGGAATCCAACACGTTGCTGCCAAGACACGTTGATTGCGTCCTGATTTTCCCGGCTTACGAATGCCGGTATCTACAATCATACCCCTGTCAAGTAACGCTCTGTATCTAGCCGTGATTGAACTATATGGGTATGTCGGGTAAATCGCTCTTACGCTATCGCTAATACAGCCGTTTGCACCGAAACCCTTTATGGCTTCGTAGACCATCCTTTCTAACTTGGTTGTATCTACATTTCTCGCTGCTTCATGGCTCGTATCGGGATCATCTTGTCTAACTAAATAAAACGGATCTGTACCGAAAATATCTCTGTTCATACTACCGCTCCTTATAAAACTTACATGTACTAACCGGACACCACCCGCACAAGCCGCTCGGTTTGGCAAACCACATATCGTTTTCGTACGATACTTGCAGTTGGTCGAGGGTCGGTAAAAAGTTACTCCACAACTTGTTTATGTCAGATCTCGCATACTCTTCAGTTACGAAAGTATTGTGCATCACGAACAGCAGGCCAGCCTTGATCCGCTCAACCTTTGGGAAGTGAGCGTAGGTCATCAACGCCATCAACTTTAACTGCTTCGGATCAGGGTAACGGTTACTGCCTGTCTTGTAGTCCACAATGAAGGCATCCTCGTCATCGACGATCAGCAAGTCAACGATGCCGCGCACCCACCTAGTATCGGAATCAAACGCGCATGGTTCTCGTTCTCGTGTAAGAGCCATCTCGTGTTCGCAATACTTGGTTCCCTTGATCTCCAGCAGGGCATCCAACTGTCGCTTAAAACGTTCATAGTTCTTAGCCAACGGTGTGCCATCGCGCACATAATCTTCGCAAGCCTTGTGTACAGCTGTGCCGTACAACATATTGTCCGTAGTCTTCTTAACAAAGTCCTTCGCTACCTTGGTGTGGTAGTACTGCTTCGGGCAGTTGATGAAGTCCTTGAGACTACTGAATGACCACTGAATCAAGTGATCACCTCGAACTTATCGCAGGGGATATAAACAACCGGCTCGATATCCCCGTTCTGACCCCGTGAGTTACCGCCAATCTCTGCCTCTAACTCCAAATCATTATTATGAGATAGGTCTATGTAGGCTAACTCGTCAGGCCACTCGATGATGAGCAGCACCGGCAGCTTCGTCATCCGGGCAAAGTCGAGCATCCGGTAGTACTTGGCAGCACTGAGTAGCGCGGTATCGTATTTCCTACCTCGCTTCTTATACTCCCCATACGCGACTACCGTACCCTCACGACTGAACGCCCAGTCCACCGGATATAAAGTCTCGGATAGTTTGTGTACATCACAAGACCATTTCTGTGCGAGTAACTCAGCCGTTTTAGCCTCGTTCTGCAAGTCTTGTTCAGTCTCGTTTCGCGGTCGCCAAGCCATTAACAATCCCCGTAGGACTCTCCGTATTTAGCCTCACAGGCCACGGGTAGCCCCTTTGCCCAACTTGGAGGAGTAGACATTACTTCGGTTATAAACGCAACCGCTTGGTCTAATTCACTTTTTGGTACGACAATTACCGCTGCGTCATGCACTGTCAAGACCGGACGGAATTTTTCCCGGATCATTAACATCTGCTCACCGACGATGATCCGAGCCAATGCCTGAACGATGTTCTCAACCATCGCGCCGCCCCATATACTCGTGGTTCCCTTGCGGGACTTATAGATGTACTTGTTATCGCTGAGTCTCAGGTCGGGGTATCGTATAAATAATCCGTTTGGTAACTGAATACCGGACGCGGTAGCCCATACACACTCGTGTTTCCCTATGGCATAAGATTTTAAATTCTGAGGCCATGACGATAAGTGCGGTAGCGCACTATCACACTCGCGCCATAACGCCGTGATCTTGTTGTTCGACTCCCGATACAGATCGACAATCTGCTTGCACTGCTCATCAGGCAGGTCAGCACCCGGCGGCTGAGTCTTCAGCGTGTGCTGTAACTTCTTCGATCCTGTGCCGTAACCGAGTCCGAGAATGCAGGTCTTGCCGACGAACCGTTCGATTGGATCGGCCTTACTAATTGAACGCTTGTAGATCTTCGACGCAAAGATCGAGTACACATCCTCGCCCTTCGCAAACTGTTCAGTCACATCATCCTGACCGGCAAGCCACGCCAAGACACGCGCCTCAATCTGAGAAGAGTCACAGTTGATAACAGCGTGACCAGCCGGAGCCATGATGGACTTCTTCAGGGTTTTCTTTTTCTTATCACGGCTTGGGAGATTCTGGAAATTAACCGAGTCAGAACCAGCCCAACGACCGGTGTGAGCACCGTAATACTTGAGCGGGATAGGAATCCTGCCATTGTTACGAGCGCCAATACCAATAAAGCGTTCAATGCGTGACTCCTCGATAGTTGATTTCGTACCCAACCGAACAGAGCAGAGTTGTTGGATGAGCGGGTTCTCGTGTTCTAAGAGTTCAATAAACCCTTCATCATTTTTGGCAAGTGCATACGTTTCTTTATTGGTTGTTGGACTAATCTTCATTGGCACAGGGATGCCAAGCTCCTTCAAGATGACAGCGAATTGTGGATTGCTCGCCAACTTAGCGCGGACTTCTTCCTCAGACTCGACGCCTAGTACGCCTTTCAATCCCGCCAAGAGTTCTTTTTTCTCTTGCTTAACTTCTTCAAGTCGCTCGACCAACAACGCATCGTCCACCGTCAGCACCGGCTGCGTGTACATACGCAACGTCATGTCGATCAGGTCGAGTTCCGATTGCGGGAAGTGATCCGCGATAAAAAGGTTGAACAGCTTGAAAGTAAGATTGACATCGTTAATGCAATAATCCCCATAACGATGCAGATCAGCAGGAGCAAAGTCTTGCCGACGCTTCCCAAGGGCATCGACAACTTCCGTACCCTTTTCACCTAAGTTATACCTCTTAACCAAGTTCGCCAAAGATCCGCTTACATCAACGCCGTGCTTAGCCCGAGCTATACACAAAGTGTCGAAGTAGTAGGCAGGTACGATATCGAAGATGAATGACAGGATGCCACCATCGAACTGTGTGTTGTGGCACAGCAGCGCGGACGTACTCCAATCAACTTGATTAAGCCACGCCTTGATCTCTTGCTTGGTTCCACTGAACCACATAGTCTCGTCATCGTCGATCTTCATCGCCACGCCGATGACTTCAAACAACGGACTACGGATATATTCTTCCGTGGTCATCCGACTGAGACTGAACTGATGCGAATAGTACGTCTCAAAATCAAGTGTTACGAACGACATATTTCCACCCCTTTGCTGTCTCTACGAACCCTACTGCCGCCAACGCCTCGACCGAGCGGCACTCACCGAATCTGTACTTGTGCGACCGGAACGATTCCGGGTTAGCGAACTTGCGCTTGCACTCCGTACACCTTCTTTCTTTTACGACGACTGTCATTCTTTAACCTCGCTACCTCTTTCCTCAAATAGATAATCTCATCACGACACGCCCACAACATCCCACCGACTGTTAAGAACTTCATCTCAGTTGTGGTAGATGCGTCGTTGATGTTCTCAGGCAACGCCTGAATCAGATCCAATATATCGTCTTCAATTTCCACCCTTCTTTCTCCTTTTACGCATCGCTTTGCGTGTTAGATCCCAATGTAGTATCCGATGGCAGTTGGAGCAGAGCGGTATGCACTTCTCTTCTGCCTCTTTGATTGCCTCGGCTATGTTTCTCTGTCTCACAGCCAAATAATTGACAGATCGCTTACCTTCTTTGATCACATGGTGAAAGTCAATGATCGCCGGGTGTTTCTTTCGGCAATGACTACACCGCTGCTTCGATTTGTATGCGACCCACTCTACTCTGCTTTTATCTCTACCCTTCCTCGCTCTCTTAATAACTTCTTGTCTGTTCCCTTCGTACCACTTACGTGCGTACACCTTTTGTTTGGCCTTACGTACGGCCTCGTCCTTGAACGGCATCGACCCCCCTAGAGTCTTTTCCTCCAATACAACGCTCGTGCGAACGAGTACAAAACTTTGGGGGTATATAATCTAAAGCCACACGAGATCAGGTTGTTGGCACTCGGTATGTTGTCGGTGGTATCCGACACAGCCCATCTATACTCATGCCTCCTAGCCCACTGAACTCGTATCCGGATCATCTGCCGCTGAATACCATACCCCCTGTACGCACTCAGCACACCACAGCGTCCTAAATAAATACCATCCTCCATCTGCTGTGATGGTGACAAACAACTAAATCCTACTGGGGTAGCCTTGTGATGCGCCATCCACCACACCCCATCTTCCGGGAAATAAAGATCATCTGCCGGAAGACAGGCCTTTTGCAGCACCTTCAGTTGCCGCTTGACCCCCGGATCTGAAGCATCGACTTGGCCGTAAGTGATCTTCATACGGCATAATTTTACCTGATGTTTTTACCCCTTTGGTATTCCAATTCATTCCTCAAAGTAAGAAGCTCTAACGAAAGGACTGTAGCCTCGTCGAACAGCCCCGCTCTCCGTATATTCTGCAAGGATCGTTCGACTAGCGACTGCTGACTCTGGCCATACCCCCAAGGGGCGGCGTTCAACTCGTCTTTCCACGATCCGGGTGGGGATACGTTGTCTACCACCGTTTTCGACTTCGATTCTGTAGTCATACTCTTTTATCCCACGATGAACTGCCGATGCCATGTGGTGCTGTTTAATGCCCCACTCTTTCTCTAGGTCTTTGTACCGCACTCTGTCATGATTCTCTCTGGCCTTCCGCTTGCGCTCCATTAAGATTTTGTACTGCTCAAACGAAAGCACCAAGTTAAACCTAGACGGCTTGGTGTATCTATTACCTTCGCTCATCACCAATAATCTCTTCCACCACGCTTAGCGCCCCACGACGGAGGCGGTACGTGCGCCCATTCTTTTTTACGATACTCATCTGCCCGTTTAAAGAAACCTAGTAACCATCTAATCACTTCTTGGCCTCCCGTTCTGACAGCATCGCGTCTGCTGTGGCATAGGCGAGTTTGGTGACTTCCTCGGGGCGCAGGACTACGCCGTGAGATATGACGTAGCCCTGCATTGCCTTGGCTGCAAAGTAATCCCGCAAAGTCATGCCGTGTCCCCACCACTTCAGACGTTCACCTTCCAACTGTGGAAAAGCAAACTCGTTCTTGGGTTTCACGCACGTTTCCTCGCTTCGATCTCACGAGTCAAATACCACGCTGCTTTCTCCAAGTCCTGCACAGGATCAGAGTCTTTGCGACCGGCGCGGCTGACGTACTTCACGACGTTGCCCAATCGGTAATTAAGATCTTTAGCCTCGATGAAGTCGATGGTCTCGATACCGCCTGTCTTGTAGTGCGGCGGGTGATTCACGGGATCAACGTCTTTGATCAAGTCCAACGCATCAAGCGTAGCCTTCATCTCGTTCACTGCATCCATAATCTTCGAGGGCTTCTTGGCTATGCGAGGTTTCGCATATTTCTTTTTCTTCTTTGGGTAGCTGTATGTCTTGCCGTTCTCATTCATCCAACGGATGTAGTACACGTACTGCGGCTTTACTTTTACTACCTTTGCTATCTGCTCTATCGTTTTGCCTTGCGACAACAACTTGAGAATTTGTTCTTTCTTCGACATGACTGATCAACTCCTTGCGTAGGTTATCTACGTTTGTTTCATCTACTACTAATGCGATGCCACCGGCTTTACGTATGTCATCGTGGTTTTTCAACTGTAATGCGGTGGGCTTCCCACCGTTTGCTTTGCACTCTATACCATAAAACAAACCGGCGATACAAATAATAAAATCGGGTGCGCCGCTGTTCCCATACCCCCCTGTAACTGGCATCGTGTAATACGCGCCGATATCATTGAGAACGTCCTTCACTTTCTTTTTTACTTTGGCCTCGGGTGTCATTGACCCTCCCGCACCGTATCATTTGATACGCTCTTCCCCTGTAACTCGTTTAAGAAATTATTAGGCAGACACACGACGTACTCGTGCTGGCTAGTCATCCACCCTGTGTCTAAAAAATGTTCTGGCACATAGTCAGGGCGAGAGAGCGGTACGCGCCGGTCAAACCCATCCTCCCGACAAGGCCAATCAATCGCATGAATCATAGCTAAAACTTCTTTTAACTTTGTTGGCATTGTCTTGAGCGTAAACACACGCACTAGGTTTTCACCCACTCGTATATGAAACTCTCCAAGATCAAGAAACCGTCTCATGTATGTGTAGTGAGCATCCTCACCCGCCACCGGAATCGGTTTTAGTCCGTGGGAATACACTTCAAATTGTTTACTGGTCGGCACTTCTTCATTTAGCAAGGACATACAACGTCGCTCCGTGATGATTGAAGATGGATGCGCAGCCCATCTCCTGCCAAATATCAGTGCAGTCGGGGAGTAGTTTCTCTGCATTACGATGCGTCTTGAGCATCGCTAAAGAAAACTCTATACCACTGCGAATCTCACCCGGTACATGTTCAAACGACGGATACCACTGCATAGGAACCGTCTCAACCGTGTAGTTAAAATGTCCTTCCTGCTGAGTAGGGAGTGCCTCGCCCGACTTGTACTTATCAATCGCGGCTAGTAAACCTGTGTCACTGATTGCACCCACGGTCACGCCACCGTTGACGTTGTTGGCAAAGATCCACTTCTCGCCGGTCAAGAAGTCAACGGCCTTGACTAACGCGCCGTTAAACTTCTCTCGCTTGTCGGTGTACATATTGAAGAGCCGTTGAAACTCTGTTCGATGCGATATAGACACCTCGTGTGGTGACATCTCCCCGGCAAACACCCGCGCCATCGCTGTGATCAGTGATGCGTCTATGCTATGACCGTACCCACCTTCACCAAACACCGGGGCGCGAGTGACGCCTTCACCCATAGCCTGATCCACAAGCCTGTCGATCATGCCGCGAAGTTCTATACCAACCCACCCGTAGCCATCTGCCACGGCAGAGTCGAACGAGTCCGCTGCCTCGTGTCCGGACTTAACGGACAACTTGTTTTGTAGGTACTTGGGGTTACCTGTATTCAACCGCCGCCACCCTGACTTGTGACGAACAAAAGAGTTACCCGCTGACGTATTGAAGTAGATGTCCGTGTAGGTACTGTTACTCGTCACCTCGGCAACCGGCACACCGTGCGTAGTCACAAGGTAAACACTCTTGATATAAGTGTCGGCTGCTGTATCAATCGCACCGACCCGGATCCTGCCACCTGCTCTGTTATAAGCATTAGCCACAACACCCACCAATGGCGAGCGGATCAAGAGATTACGTGCCGTGATGCTGTTCTGACCTGCCAGAAACAGATCGCTGAAATTAAATGATTTAGTACGACGAGTCATGACTACTACCTCTTAAAAGAATACGTAGAAAAGTAATGTGCCACACATACAGCTAAGGAATCCGTGCCGGAACGCTGTCCGATATATCTTCCGTAGTTGGGTCTGCACTGCGAATTGAAACTGTTCTTCGCTCATGATTTCATCACCACCTTGACGCCACGGGGCGGCACGAACGAATCCTTACCGCCTTCCTTGATGATCCAAATCGGCGGGATGTTCGTCACCCAATTAAACGTATGCTCGACGTAGCCATCGGTGAACACGATCAGACAGTCTGCGTTGAGATTGTTCTTGATGATGTATTCACTGACTGAGCTGACTCGCGTACCTCCGCCACCCATCGGCTTGAACATAGACGCAAGGTTGTTGTAGTTACCCTCGAACACCTGCTCACCGTGTACCTCAGTGTCCCACCACAACACGCGGATACGCTCGGGCGGTAACGTGTCACACAGTTCTTGGATGCGCGATGCGACCTTGGCAATGTCCTTCTCGTCGATTGACCCGGATGTGTCGATAGCCAAGATGACTTCGCCAATAGTCTCGTTGACCGTACTGGGCAGGTAATACCCATCGGATAAACGAT